ACCACGATAGACGCTCTTGCTCATATCATTGAGCACTAAACGATTGCGCACATCAGCTTCCTTGCCAGCAGCAAGCATGGTGCTCAGACCACGAAGCTTATGGACAAAAATGTCAAATTCAGTAAGCAACGTGGCAGCAGAGTTTAAGCCAGTCCAATAATGTTTAAAGCTGTCATAAACAGCCTGTAAACTGCTCATCCCCCATCCATAGTTCCGCTGTCTAATGCGATAGGGAAGCCATTCCCCATCGAATCGCAGAATCCTGTCTTTATGGATGCGAACAAGCTGAGGCTGTTGAATAAGATCGCCAGAAATAATTTGGTAGTAAGTTGCCTTGGAATAGTCGTACAGATTTTCTTCTTCGATCATTGGCGCAATCTGCCAACGATCAAGCACTTCCATTCCTTCAATGGAGCGAATATTACGCTTGTCTACGGGCTGATCAGCACGGCGTCCATCATCGATATACATCAGAATGCAAGCGCCGCCATACAGTCGCGCATTCTTAGAAGCCAGCAGAAAATTCTCAAGGATATAAAGATCCTCAATTACTTGCTCCACGCCAGCCACTTCTTCAGCGGCAGCACCTTCGCCCCCAAACAATACTTTGAAGCCTTTACGAGTGGATTGTTCAGCAACAATATCTACGATGCGCTTTGGAATCCATTCCCCATAAAGATTTTCAAGCTCCTCTTGGGTGAGGAAGATAATGGGCTGGGCAGTGGTATAACGGCTCTTGTCACGGCCAGTACCCATTCCCGTCAAGGCATTGGCAAGACCATCGAGACGCAGTTCGCCACCAGTCGTGTGACCTAAATCCACCACTTCATCAGCCATCGCCTTTCTTTACCTTTAGGAGTATGTTCCCATTCTAATTGTGTGTATGATGTGGACGATGCCTTTGCTTTATGACCCCAACTCCCATTGTCTTCACCTTTACCGATGAAGAGCGCAGGATTGCAATGGAAGAAGGCATTCGTCGCCAGGCAGTGAATGAAGCGAAAGGACTGCGCGGACGCAATCGTGGGCCTCGTTTTGGGCAGAAGGCCTTAGACGTGCATTTACTTGGCGCGGCAGGGGAGATGGCTGTAGCGAGCTATCTTGGACTGAAGCATGAACTGTATAAAGAAAAAGAGGCTAAGCGCGGTTCTGACGATCTGCCAGGCATTGATGTCAAAACGCGCTCAAAACACTCGTATGACTTGATAGTGCAAAAAAATGAGAATCCTTGCAAAAAATTTGTTTTAGTCACCATAGAAAGTCAAAAAACGTTAATTCATGGATGGTGCTATGGAAAGGAAGCGATGGAGGAAAAGTTTTGGGCTGATCCTGCGCGTGGAAGGGCTGCTTATTTCGTTCCCAAACAATATCTTCGACCTATTGATACCTTGATGGCATGAGTGATCTTCGTTGTTCGGAATTTGCCCAGCACGCACTTGGCGTGGAATTATGGCCTAAGCAACAGCAAGTGCTAAACGGCCTTTTTGAAAAAGGCATTAGCCATGCCATTTGGGCCATGGGAAGAAGAAGTGGTAAGACGTTTATGGCTGCAGTAGCGGCCACTTATCTTTGCTTTGTGCAAGACCACTACTTCCAAAAAAGAGTAAGAAAGGGCGAGAAATGGTATGTAATTACAGTGGCGAACGATCTTGGGCAGTCCAAGATTGCCCTTGACAATATTCGTCAACTCATTATCAATAGTCCGTTTGAGCGGGAAATCATCCGTGAAACGGCAATGGAAATTGAAATAAGTAATGGCTGTGTATTCCAAGCCATTCCTGCATCAGCTCGTGCTTCTCGTGGTAAAGCAGTGGTAGGAGTGATTATGGACGAACTTGCCTTCTCCATTGAAGGTGATGCAAACCGTGGCGCAAAAGCCATGTATGACGCACTTGCTCCCTCCATTGCTCAGTTTGGTAAGAGAGGAAAAATTATTGAACTATCTTCGCCATGGCTCACTGACGGTTTGTTCTTTGAACATTTCAAGCAAGGTGAAAGTGGTGAATATCCAGGCATGCAGTCTCTTAAAATTCCCACCTGGGACATCAATCCAAATCTCCCCTGGGGCTGCGACTTCCTTGAAAACGCCAAGAAGAAAGACGAAGAAAGCTTTTGGATTGAATTTGGTGCTGAGTTTGCTCGTAATAATTCTTCTCTGCTTGCCCCAGAAATTGTTGATGTGGCAGTCAATAAAGAACGCGGAATATTATTTCCACAGCGTGAATATATGGGCACTTATGTTCTTGCACTTGACCCTGCCCGTGGTGGCGTTGGTCGCGACGATTACACAGCTTGTATTGTTCATTATGAAGGACAGAGGCTAATCGTAGACAAGTTTCATGCCTTTGAGCCCGATTTTGAGATTGGTGGAAAAAAAGAAGTGAATATTGCAAAAGTTGAGGAATGGATTAAAGAACACCATCGCATTTATGACTTCCAAAGCATTGTTCTTGACCAGTTCAACTCCAGCGCTACCATTCAAAGTCTTTCTGGAGAATTCCCCATTGCCGAACTTGCATGGTCAGTGAGCACCAAAATGAAAGCATTTAGCAAGATGAAAGAACTTTTTAATGCTGGCCTAGTAGAAATGTATCCACATAAAGAAGCAATTAAACAGCTTAAAAATCTTGGCGTGATCTATAGAGCTAGTGGACAATGGAGTGTGACTGGTGGTAAAGAAAGCAGCGTTGACGACTATGCGTTTGCAATGGCAGCCGCAGTATTAGAAGCCTCTAAGGATAATGACATTGATTGGCTAAACAGCTTGGTACGTTAGATTTTCACAAATTCCGAATTTTTGTTATTCCTGAAAATGGTAAGCGTTGACATTTCCCTGCAGGAAGCCACTTTTCTTCTCGCTCTCTTGGAAGCAGATAGACAGACTGCCCTACAGCTCTTGGCTGCCGATCATGTTTATGAACCATCGCTGCTCCCTAAGTTACGAAAAGCTCACCGCGAACTTCGAAGAGTAGCAAAGGAAGCGGTTTAGACTAAATAAACATTCGCCTCTTTATTCATGGATCGCGATGTAGAAAATGCTTTTCATGCAGTAGTCGAGGCCGCATATGCCATGCAAGAAGCAGGAAAGCGATGGGGAAGAAGTAGTAAGGAGCTAGAACTTGCCAGCAAAGCCTACGAAAATTGCATGGCCGAATATTACGAGCTAACTGGCAAATCTCGTACTGAGCATTGGGACAAATATTGCAACGAAGATCCGTCCTGTCAAGAATGCAAGCAGTTTGATCTGTGATGATCAGGCTTTATTTTTGTCTCCATGGGAAACACTATGAAGCAGTGGTGCCATTCCATGAAGCAAAGCGGGTAAACCGCACTCTTTTCGACCAGGGCGCTGCCGTGTACTGGACAGAGCGGTGCTAAATTGATGGAGCTTCGGCCGAAGCACCGTGGCCACGGTTTGCCCTTTCGCTCAGGGAAGGGCTTCAAGAAGGTATCCTCGTCAATGCCTTCTTCTGATTCCGTCAGGGATCAATGGAGCGAGGGAAGCGCTCCACGATGAAGCAACAAGCAGAGCATGGGCCGCACCCATTGATTCCCTAATGCGGGAAGACTCTGCTTCTTCCAGCCCCTGTAGCCCAGTTGGTAGCAGGCAAGCGACTTAAAATCGCTAAAGGGGCAGGTTCGAATCCTGCCAGGGGCATTTGGTAAACTGAAGACACGTTCACCCCGCGAGGGGCGCATGCAACCCACTCACGGAACGGGGAGTGGAACCATGGAGGAACGCCATGAACCCTCTGCTACTTGTGAAGCAGCGCCTGCTTAAGGCTGCTCGTCTTCATCAGGCCCAGTTGGCTTCAATCAACGGCTATCGCTCTTGCGTTGCTTGATGACTACAGCCCGCTTCGGCGGGCTTTTCTTTGTCGTTCCAATGCCTGATCACACCAGCCACGATAAAAGTATTTGTCGCCATATAAGACACTAATACAACTGTCCTAACCCAAGCAATTACATCAGCTTCAAGATTGTTTCTACCGACCTTCGGTCCGAGAGATTTTGACCATATCCTCCATAACTTTTGCCTCTTCCGCATGTATCCAAGCTTTTAGTTCGTGGAGATATTCTCTAATAAATGCTGCTTTCTGCAAATGCCAAGGATTGCCATCTCGCAAGAAAGCTGAATTGTGATGATCAACTGCTTGGAGCAGACGATGGATAATGGGATTCCATGGTTCGCGGATGGGCGTATTAAAAGTTCTACGCTCCTCCATTGTCCGCAAAATATTGTTTGATCTCTTCAAATGGTACTGGAAAAAAGTTATGCTGCTCGACACAGGAATTGAAATAATGCTTGTCAGGCTGTCCGTCTTTTAGAACCAAATGACAATGGAGATGGCCATGCACATTTCCCTTGTATCGCCCCTCAAAAGAATCACTATGGATGGGAATATGAGTGAAGATTAAGGAGTCACGAACGTGAGCACCACGAATGTCTTCAAAATATGGCAAATAATCAGATAGTTTATAAATGTCGTGATTGCCTTTGATGAGAATTTTTCGTCCATTGCAGCGCTCCAGCAGCTTTAGGCCGCGTCGAGGGATGGCAACATCGCCCAAATGGTAAATAGTATCTTTCGCATGCACTCGCTCATTCCATCGCTGCACCATAATCTCATCCATCTCTTCCATTGAAGAAAATGGACGCAACAACTCACCATCTGGCTTTAAAAAAGTGATGGCTTTGGCGTGGGAAAAATGAGTGTCGGAAGTAACAAAAAGACTCATCGGACCTGTTTTGCATACAACTCAAAAGCCTTTTTAATCGCCCATTCTCGACTTGATTTTTTCATTTTAATTCCAGTGTTGGACTGAGAAAAATGAAACGAAGTCATCTCTATAGATTTTTCAATGCAAGAGTTCAAAATTTCAAAATCAATACGTCCTTCCTCTTTCGTTACGCATTCAATAATTACATCTCGGAGGTGCCAGTAACGGCCTAGCCCAAGTCCACATAAGGGATTTTGCTGGCCTTTAATCCACCTAAACATTTCTTGACCATCACTTACGTCTGGCGCTTCATCGTGACAGGAAGCGCATAACGGCACCAAATTATCGGCCTCGTCACTTCCTCCTAAAGACTTAGGGATAATATGACATTTTTGCAGTGTACTAACATGACCGCAGCACCAACATCTTGTGCGTTCTTCTTCCCAATCTCCCCAATCAACGGCAATATCAAGCTCGCTTATATGTTGAGAATGATAATCCCAGCATTCTTTGACCCATTTCAATTCTTTTAGGCGAGCCATGGTAAACAGTGAAGCCTCCACAGCATACCAGGACCAAAGAAGATGTCAAGAGCGCTTCTAGGAATCGAACCTCAGTATTCTGGACTATCTGCCCAGCGTGTGCCAACACTTAAGCGCCAGTGGCCCCTCGGTTTGGGCATTATTGGTAACTAAGTGAGGATGCCTGCAAGCCTGTGCGCACAGTGTAAAGCCGTCCTCGTTACCAAGCTAAGCCTGAGGGGGTGTTACGCAAACGCGGCGATCGGAAATTTCCAATCCTTGCGCTGCACTCTACCGACAGAGCAGCAGAGGATGATGGACCAAACGTGAAGCGATTAGACAAAGCTAAATGCTTCAGAGGCTTGGCCTCTATCAATGCAATCGTATCACACCTGCCCGTAAGCAGGCAAGTCATAATTAGCCGCCTCAAAAAACGCTGGCACGCGACTGGCGCGAGTGGCGGCCATCTCAGGAGCTTTGCCAGTAAAGAACAGATTTTCAGACTGACGCAGCCAGAAATCCTTATCCAGCCATTGATTAGAAGACTTACCAAGCTTTTCAAACAGCCAAGCCACGGTGGCAGCCCGCAGTTTGTTCAGGCTTTGCGAATCCTCTTCACCAAGTTCCTTTGCCACCATGCCATGAATGGCCGTATGCACACGCTCATCGCGGGAAATATCTGCTGAAACAGTGCGCATGCCCACATCCCCGTTCTGGCGGAAGAACGGCAGTGCCACAAAGAACACGCTCCGCTCAAGAATGGAAGCCTTATGGATGGGGTGGGCAGGATGCTCCATCCACACCTTCAGAATGCTCATTACTTCCTTCTCGGCTTTCTCATCAGTGCCATGGGCAGCAGCGATGTAGCTCAGCGCCTGGTCATGACGCTCTTCATCTTCCTGGTTCGAACGCAGCGCTTCAATGATGCCAGGAGTGGAAGGCAGTTCACGCTCCAGTCCCTGCTGTAGCAGATCCTTCACAGGCAGCTCCAGATGACGAAGCGCCAGGGCCTTCATCAGAGTTTCTTCTGCACCATCTTCTACTTTTCCTTTACCAACAGGCACGGCCTGCCATGCACGCTTTTTAGCAATGGTGGTGAGATAGGGGCTATTGTCGATCGTGATCATTGTCTGAAAAGAAAGAAAGAAGGAGAAAACTGAGAAGAAAAAGGGCAGCACTTGCTGCCCAAGAGATATGCAATTGAAGGGAAATCATTCAGAACAGGCCGAACAGAACCCAGCCTCCATATCACAAGTGACAGCATCCTCCATAGTCTCGTTGTCATCGAGACCAAACATGCTCTTAAAGCTGTCATCTAATGCCGCGAAGGCATCATCCTTACTCTGCGTACCAGGCAGAACTTGGAGAGAGTAATAGAGACTCGTTTGAGGAGAATCAAACCAGCTCTTCAGGAACTCGCGGTCATAAATGACCACATCGCTCCAACTATTGAAACTATAGCCATGGAAAAGTCCACTCCGCTGATAAAGCGCAACTAAACCATTTGCAACTTTGAAATAGGCTTCCCAGCCCACTTCCTCAGCAATTTCCACTTCCCCATAGTCAAACGTTTCTACGCCAAAGGTGCCGCTATCGCGATCCACTACACGGGCGATGGGAGGGGCGATTTCAGGCGTAGTGGTAAAGCCACGGCTATCGAGGTAGCGGTAGGAACAGGAGGCCGTAGGAGCAATGCAGAAGGCACGTTCCATGCCATAGCCCTTGGCGATTGCTGCGGCGGCCTCAATGCCATCAGAAAGAGCCTTCACGACCTTGCCCGCAGGTTGGTCGCACCAGTGGTGACACCAAGGATGTGGATCATCCATCAGAAAAGCTTCCAGAGCATCACCAAATTCCTTGTAAGAGATGCCATGGATGGAAAGGAAATTGGCAAGACCAAGGATGCCAAGGCCCACTTGCTTATCAATTTCAGGCGACAGATATTCGCCAGTGTCGCCCACGCCAGTTTTGCCATGCAGCTCACAAAGCTGCTTCATACCTTCAGTAAAGGCGCCTTCAAGATCAGCAATGGAACAAGCGCCCATGTTTACGTGCTGAAGAAGGCAAGTACCACGATGCGGCAGATACACTTCCAAGCAAACATTGGCGCGAATGCGCTCACCACGCTCGTTGTAGCGAATCTTGTTGAGCCAAATATCACCAGCAGAAATGCCCTTCAAAAGCTCGTCAATCAATTCGCCAGAAGCATTGTCCAAAAATTTTTCGTCAACATTCAGACAACGCTTCACCCAAGGCAGTTCTTGACGAGAAGCTTTAATAAAATCAATGGCATCGGGATGCGTGTAGTCAAGATGCAGCACTACGGCGCCGTTCTTATATTTGCCGCCCCTACGAAGAATTTCATTCAGCGTGGAATAAATCTTACCAAAACTAACTGGACCACTAGCAACTAAACCCTTGCCATTCTCATTACCCTTCTCGCGCAGATCAGACAGATGGACGGCTACGCCTGCGCCATTGCGGAGACCATGGGAAACAAAACGCCACGAATCTTCAATGCCATTTTCCCCTTCCATCGAATCCTGCACATTGAATACAGTGCAGCTAACGGGAAGACGCCCTTCCGGATCATCAATCCAACTTTGGACTCGACCAGTGCGTGCAATCTTCTCTGCTTTTGCTCCTTCTTTCAATTTCATTTGACAAAAAAGCCCGCTCAAGCGGGCTGGTCACGACAGAGGAAGGCTAGCGCAACTTCCCTGGAGCAGAGCCGAGGCTTCAGGGTTTCTTCAGGAGCGTTGGACGATTAATGAACGAAAGATTTCTTCAATTTGTCCCCTGATAACACCACGCTCTTTCTCATAACCAAGACGCTCTAATTGACGATCAAGCCAATAATAAACTTCCGTCATAATTTCATCTTGAGCCTTTGCACGATCAGTCAAGCAAGAATAATAACTTTCAAGAGTTTCCGTAAGCTGCTCATAAATCACTGACTCTTCATACTTCTCATAGGCATCTCCAGTGATTTCCTCCTTTGCAATTAAATAACCAAGCGCAGCAGCACCAGCTTTTGTCTTGGCATGCTCCATCATCGAAAGCCTTTCCTTCAGCGCTTCAAACTCACTAGTGTCGCCCAGGACATACTTCGTCACCACGCGAGCAAATTCATCAAAGCGTTCAGCAGCCATTACCAGTCGGGATAGGAACACGGCTCATCGATTGTAGGGGCAATGGAGAAGAAAGCAAGTTCTGCTAAATACCCTGCGCCAACCCTTCCACCAGTGGATTTGTATTCTCGTTTTGAGACTGAAGCGAGACTCTTGAGAAGCTCCTTGATCACTTTTGAAGCAAATCTTGCGTAGGTAATCCTTACCGTCCAAATTGCTTCAAGCTTGATTGTCGTGAAAGCTGGGCGGTAATAATTGCCATTTCCTTTGCTTCCCCCATAGGCCATGCTTTCCCTCCATTGAGCCAAATAATGTTAACCCATGCAGTAGTGGACACTTTCTCAACTGTCTCCTTTGGTTAAGAACTGGTTAAACCCTTGCTATCACTACTGTCTCATTTCTGTCTCATTTGAGACTCATGAGACTGGCCTGTACACTGGATATAGGCGAAGCCTTGGTACGAGCAGCTTACGCAGCTACGCGTGCCAAGCACCTTCGTGAGCCGCTTCGAGAGGGGAGCCTCAAGCGATCGTACAAAGCGGCTCTGCTCCACCACTCTCTCTTGCTTACTTTCTTCTCTAAGGAACTTTTGCAAGGGAGCCGTACGAGCAGAAGCCCCCAAGGCGATTGATCATAAGGCTCCCCTCCCCACAAACCATTTATAAATAACTTTCGCGAGAGCATTAGAAGCCGCTCATATAGTGCTCAGCCTACAGCGATAGTTGTTTTCTCGATAAAAGCCATTTATTCGTTTTCGTGATATTTATAATTCTTTTCAAAGAAAGCTCAATGAACAACGCTCCTTGAGGGAGCTTCCTTCTCGCAGAGCTTTCTCTTCGCGTGGTCTCTCATCTCATGCGCTCACTCCCGTTCGTGCAGTTCTAGATCGTTCGCGCAGTGGCAATTGGCATGTCCCATCCATCGAAAAGAAGGGGCAAAATGAAACTCGATCAAAATATCACACCTTCAAAATTAGGTATCCCGCCACTGCTTAAATCGAAGCCTGCCTGCTACTGCGCTGTATCAACGGATACAGTTTCACACCTTGTAACGTTGTGAAACGTTAAAAACCTACCCGATAATGGGTAGATTCTGGCGGATTGTCTCTCAGCCAAGCCAAACTAAAGGCCCAGACTATAAAGCCTGAGCCTAAACTTAGCGGCAACCAGAGTAAGTTAATCGGCCTGATAATAGGCCTCTAACTGCTCGCGGAGCTGATGGATTGCATCGCGGAGGCGATAGCTTGGGCCATCGTCTAAGTGGGCTTCGAGAAGTGCGATTGCAGCCTCTGCGTCTGCTGCGGTGTCGAAGGTGTCCACTATTTCAGAATGACCGTAATCGTTTAGGTCGGTTAGGTAGAAAAAGGGGTTCATGGCTTGCGAGAATAAGGAGATGAGAGAACGCCTAAGCGTCCGAGTTTGATAATGAGAGAGTCCAGGGCTTCGGACTCTGAGAGAGAGTCTGGCTCATAGGATTCGGCCAAGCTGGCGACCAGAGCTAGTTCGTCGCCAGACAATATGAGACGGATCACGATGCAGCAATGGTGGGATAGGCGTTTAGAGTTTCAACTAACGAATCGTAGAGTCGCTTAAAGCCGTCCTCCCAGGGTGCACCATCACGCCTAGCAGCCAACACGCAAAGACCATAATCCTGAAGCATTCTCACTCTATCAGCTATAGATTCGTCAGCCCATAGCTTGCCAATGCCGAAGCATTCAAGGTAGGAGTGTTCATCATCACTGATAAGCGGGTAAGATTCCAGAGCTTGAATAGTCTCGATAATGTCATCAGTGATGCGCAGAATGTCAATACAGACGCCACGGCCGTTCCACCCATAACTTAGTTCAATAATGCATCCATTCGGATCAGGAGTGGAGCTGGGATCAGTCAGTACTCTGTAATTTGCAAGGCCAACTAGCCCAGTGTTGCTGTAGTCTGAATAACCGCAATAAGAGGGAACGAATCCTAGAGAGAGTCCGCGCCAACGTTGGGCCAGGCATTCGGCTAGATAGGCGTCGGGCGATTGGTGCCAATGGTGGGAGCAATCGCGGTCGGGGTCGCCGTCACGAATAAGCAGCCAATGGCCCTGGCAGCCATTAAGGGCGTCGATGCGGCGCAGTAGTTCGGGAGATGCTTTCATTGTTTGCTCAGTAGAGGGGAGAGATAAAGGCAACGACGCAAGCGCCATAAGGACGGAGTTCAATGGTTTCGCCAAGGTCGCAACGTTTGCAACGAATGCCAGATAGGCCAAGCTCAGCTTTAGCCCTGCGCACAAGTGCAAGGTCCGAAGCCTTGTCGGGTAGAGTAATTTCAGAGCGATGACACCACGAATAATTGGCTTCACCGCCCATGGTGTCGGTGAGTTCGACAGAGTATTTCATGGCTCAATTAGTGGCTTGAAGGTACTGAAGGAGCGCCCCGTAAACTTCGGTGGGGGCGTATTGTCCGACGCAATAGTCAGGCTCACCATTGGGGAGGATGGTGAGTCGCCCATAGGAGCCAGGGGTAAGAGGCTCGGTGCCGCTTGCGAGCCTGCCAGGAAAGGCTCGCAGGCACTCCTTACGTGCCGCATCACGACGGCGACAATCACGACGCCATGCGCTTATCTGCTGGACTCTAAGCTCACCACGTGCCCACGGATCAATGTAGTTGTGGGATTCGATGCGCGCTTGCAAGCGGCAATAAGCCACGAGATCGGACAGTGTGTGCATGGTTTGAAAAAGGAGAGAAAGGCTTTAAGGACAGAGACAGTCAGCGGCCAGACAGTCGCAGCAGGCACAATTCGGCCGACTGGCCAGAGGCTCTGCAAGCAACAAACAGCCGCTGATCTTGAGAAGCCAGGGAAGCCGTGAAAAGCAACAACAGCGAACCTGCGAAAAGCCCGCAGAGCTTGGCAGCAGTGCTCGCAGGCACCAAGTAAGGAGAATGCATCAAAGAAAAGCAGAGGGAAGGCCCATAAGGGCCAAGACACGGGAAGCGATTCGATCGCAAGCCGTCGCGGCATCTCCACAGAGAGGCCCCGTGCCAAGACCGCGCAAGGCGGAAAAGCGGTTTTTCGGTTTTCAAGGTACCGACGCCGCGCCAGAGAGGCTGCGCCCGTCGTTGAAAGAACACTACAGCCTCAAAAGCCCCAGTAAAGGCTGAAAACGCCAGAGAAAAGCAGTGCTAATCAATAGGAGGCTGAAAGGTCATTGATTAGCGGATACGCTTATGGGAGCCCAGAATCGCTCCGAATGAAAAGCCAGGCTTATGACACCAGCGCCAGGGCTCACGCGTCGAAGCAGAAAAAAGAACGCGCACACGCGCGTGCCATACAAGCGGCCCATTCGTCAATAGGGCATCACAGAGCATCACATAACGGCAGCGCTATATGGTGTTCCCATTGGCAAGCCTCTGTTACGATCCGTCACACAACGGCATCGTTTTATCGGCAAGCGATTGGCAAGGGTGCGTTACAAAACGTCACGCGCGGGAAACTCTCAGAATCCCCATCGGAGAACCGTGGTTTGAGAATCCCCAGAATCCCCATCGGAGAGGTGGGGATTAGAGCAATCCGCTCAATCCAGATAGGCTTGCCGTGGAATGTGACAATCGCCAACTGTCACATAGTATGGGTGTACTGGTCCGCGTCCTATAAGGGCAGCCTATGGATTGGCGGAGAATCATAAAGGCGGCTTATACGATAAGCCTGGCTTATGGGAGGGCCTGGAATCATAAGGGTGGCTTATGCGATAAGCGGAGCCTATGATTTGGCCGCGATCGATAAGGCTGGCTTATACGATAAGCCCAGCTTATGTGACAGATAAGCCTGGCTTATGAGTACAGATGTACTATGCGGCTATGCGCCTAGGAGCATACAACGATATTGAGATATGCCGATATGCGCATATGAGCATAGAACGGTAGCGTTGTATGATTTTATGCGGCAGGGCGCATATAACGGTAGGGCGATACCTAGATACGCTCGTCGCCGGATCCAATAGATACGCTTGCCGCCGGGTCTTGACCATTCCAATATAGATACGCTTGGCCCCGGGTCTTACAGATACGCTCGGGGCCGGGACTTGAGACTAAGGTTTGACGCGTGTATGATCGTAAAACCTTCCACTATTATTAATACAATCCAAAGCAATCCAGAGTAGTTTGGATTTGCAAATTTTCATCATTGGCTCAACTAAGTCCCAGTCCTGGCGTTTCCACGCAGCAAATTGCTGGATCCTTTTAATATTGCCAGTCGATGTATTGAATTCCTCAGCTAACGTCCTTACCTTTTCTCCTGCTATTAAACGAAGACGAATTTGCCTTACCTGCGCGTTAGTAAATATACTGTTCGGCCTGTTTTCTCCAAAAGACTGAAGGCCGGTCTCCCAAGCATGCTTTAAATTTTCATCGTGAGTAATCCACTCAAGATTTTCAAGGCTATTATTTAATTTATTTCCATCTTTGTGGTTAATTTGATATTTACCACGAGCGGCGCCCCACTCTCCAGGACAGGGCTCCATCCAGGTTTTGGCCATTAAATGATGAACAAACCTAGGACGCTTGCAGTTATCATCATCGATCATTAGGCACGTTAAATACATCTTTTTAGCATCAAGATGCTTCGTTAATTGCCTATTACGAATAGTGCTCCAAACGTTTGATTCTTTATCGATGAAATAGCGTCCGCCATACCCAGGGATCTCCTTGAATCCTTCGGGCACGCTGCTATGATTGCCTTTAGCCATGGCCAAACCCCTTCTTTGGTAGTGGTTAGAAACGGCGTAGGATGCCAGTCCTGCGTCGTTTCGTCATATTAGCTAATCCTTCTTACCAAAGGCCGCATTTTCAGCGGCCTCCTGGCTTTCGTAAGGGCCTCCCACAACGTTTACATCAATGTCGCTGTAGTAATACCAGCCTTCAACAAGCTCTGTGTACTTGCAGGCTTCCCTGGAGAAGAAATCAATCAGAATCATTTGGCAATCCTCTTGAATTTAGAAAGGTGTAGGCGCCACATTTCCTTGCTCATTGTGCCAGGACGGTAAAGCTTATAAGCTCGTTCAATATATCCCCATTCACCATCAATATATTCAGGGGCTCCTTCATCCACCCACATGCCCTTGCATTCGCCTTCTCCATTGAAAATGCCAATTTGATAGTCACCGTCGTCCATACAAAGGCGCGTGTGGAAAAGGATTTCTTTAAGAGATGAGGCTTGATAACAGCCTTGCGTAGCGGGGAAATACGGGCCGTTGGAGCTGTAGTTGCAGACGTAGTACATGAGAGAAGATCGATGGAAAGGAAAGTTGATTAAGGATCAGTCTTCATCGTCCCAGAAAAGCTTAAAGTCAGGATCATTTACTTTCTTAATCCATCGACATTGATTCAACATTGGAAACACTACAAAGACTTTCTCGGAATGGTTTTGCTCGACAATACCAAGGACGGGCTTGGTACCAATACGGCTCTTGCCTTTCTTGCTGATAGCAAGCACGTTTACAGCGTCGTTCATCAGCCTTTGCTCCATCGAACAATGCGAGCCATGATGTCATCGCTAGTTTCATTGAAGAGGAGAGTGCCCATAAAACCATCGCGGCCAAGGATGATGCGACCATCACCACGCTTCTCAAGAAAAGCAATGGAAGGAATGTCAAGGCGAGCACCAGGCTGTGCTTCAGTCATGAAGCGAGCAATCAGGCTATGAAGCTGATTTTCCGAATGCTTGATCAGCAGGGAGCCGGAGGCAACAGTGAATGTCATGGTTTTGAAGGAGGAGGAAGCTCGCGCTCCCGATGAAATAAGAATACTACGCAGAAGGGCCGCTTTAGGCTCCTGTTGCAAAGGTTTACAAAAGCTCTCAGCTACGCTGGTCGCAGATGCCAGTGAGCATTTCACCCACGTACTGGTGAGCCTCGCGCAGCTTGTCAAGGGCTTCCTGACGCTCATCACGAGCCCTGTAGAAGGCTCCGTCAGGTTGAGGATAGAAATCTCGTCCATTGAGCGTGGCGGCAGCCAGGGTCTCTATAGCCTTGTCGATAGCGTCATAAGCAGCAGCGTATTCATCACGCAGCGTGGTAAAGGCAGTGCCGTTGAGGTGGATAGTGGGAATGGTGGTCATGAGATCAAGCGCAAATTGTTTCAAGAAGTTTTTTCTGACTTACTCGCTTTCCATTGACTTTCCAGAGAGTAGTGCTGCTCCAGCGGCCAGCTCCCATACAGCGAGGAATAATCCAACAAGCGATTTCCTTGTCATTGAAGCATCCAGAAGCAAAACCACCAGCGTGGCTTCCATTATTGCGACGCTGAGAAAATGCGTCATCGTAAAGCTTGCCAGTAAAGACAGTGGCGTCAGAAGCAATGAACAATGGGTCCATGAAATCAGCCATTAATAATGTTGTTGAAATACTGCTCAGCTTGCCATTGATAATCAAACAAGCCGTAGGAAGTGTCGTGAGTGGCTAGTTCTGTAAGGCGTTCCCACCCATAGGCTTCCCATTTAACGGTGCCATCAGCACAGCGATATTTGCGAACGCCATAGCCACTGAGTTGAGCTTGACGATCAGCTTCAAGACGTTCCAAGTAAGTCATTTTTCTGTTACTCAATTCCAATTGCCAGCGCTGATAAAATCACCAAACTGCATGGTCTGGCCATTGCTGGTGATCTTCACCACGCGCTCGCAGTCAAACGAGCGCCAAGCACCTTGGCCTTCTTTCCGGGCGACAGCGAAATCACGGCAACGAACGATGGAAGGCTTCTTGCTGGGAGTGCCAGTGCCTTTGATTTCTTGCGTGTCGCGAGGATTGAATTGAAGCTTACGGAGAGTGCCATCAGCTTTGACAAACTCCACGCTGATGATATGGGAACCAGCGTTAAAGATGAACTGCTTGATAATTGAGGTTTTGTCCATGGAAGGAGAGGAAGCGGGACTCGCGCCCCTGACGAAATTAAAATTACTTCCTGGCTGTGGGCATGGTCAAGCCCGTTGGCTATTAAGAACGCTGATGATTATTTCCCTTGAAGGCTCTTGACAAAGAACTGAGGCAGCCTGCTTTTGCGAAGCTTTTCTGGGCTAACGAATTGCTGGCTGCTGGTGCCTCAGTTCTTGATTTTGATGAGCTTTCCATCGGGCGACATGCCAGTGACGGTGTATTGTCCTCGCCAGCCAAAGAGCTGGTCATTGAGATCGACAATATCGCCCGTGGAAAACATCAGCTCATTTTCTTCTCCATTGATTCTGCCAGTTTCTTGAGATCACGCTCAATATTGCGGAGGGAGCGATAGTCGCTTGAACTCTTGGAACAAACGAAAAGCTGGCCAGTAGTGGTGTGCTTGAAGATAAAATGCTTTTTCTGACGCACCATCTCGTAGCCATAGCTTTTAATGAGCGCCATTGCTTCCTTGTTGATCATTGCATGCTTCCATAGGTAATCATGCAATAACGATACGGATGCCATTTGAGGCAATCGTTCAAAGCTTGTTCGTTAGTGGAAGGCTTTTCTGGGGAAGCAGCGAGCATGGCGAGGCATGTTGCCAGTACGGCAAAGGAGAAAATAGTTCTGCGCTTGTGCATGGTTCTTGAGGAAGCCAGTTGCCATAGTAAGGGGCGATGGAGAAAAGACTGGTGAAGTGTTACAAAGTGAAACAAAAGGCCTCCGAAGAGGCCCTAGGATTAGTCCAGAATCAGCTCTGACAGTTCTTCAAGGAGCTGGAGACACCATTCCTTGCCTTTCTTGTCGAGCAGTTTCTGAGCCGTTGGAGACGGCTCTTTGAGCTGAAGCGATGGAGGAGAGGGCTTAATAAAACCAGCGGCGATACCGGCGGCACGAACGGAGGGAAATTCTCCCCTAGTCAACGCTTCGGCAAGTTCTGGTGCGTCACGCTTAAGGCGGCTCACCACATACTCACTGCTGGCTCCCCGTTGGCAAACGTTATCATGATAACCTTTCCTTTTCTGTCCTTGGCGGTTCAGTGCAGGAATCATCCCGGCAAATGGATCAAGCCTTTCGTCAAGTCCCACCATCCGCCAGTAAAGCGTCTTAGCTGGACTACCTTCATCCTGAGCGCGAAGTGCCTTCATGAATGGCACCCAGTCAGGAATATCCAAACCCTCGTTACTTACGACAAATTCCAACAAATTAGGGAAGGAAAATGTTTTGTGGAGACGAGGATCATAATATTCCAGGTAATAAGAGTCGTCCAGAATGCGATTAATAGCAACGAAAAACGTTGGGTCCGAAATACCTTCAAAGAAGCCTTTTGCTCCATAACGTGCTCCGTAAACAATGAAATGAGAATCGCTCATCACTCAACAGTCGAGCGTTGATCAAGCCAAGCACTTGCGAAGTTAATCCACTTGCGTTTATCCTCAAGAGTAGCTTTTGAGAAATTACCGATGCCAGAGCCCTTATTTAACTTGCCCCAGATTTTGCCATACGCAGTGTTGTTGTCTTGGTCTTTAAAAGGAGCAACGGTATTGCGAATGCGATGAACAATGGCATGGGCATCCTCTGAAAGCAATTTAGATTGCTGGTCGTAACTCAATTCAGGTACCAAAATTTTGTTAGTGGAAGCTTCTTCGTAATGTACTTCCATTTCGCAGCATTTTTGCTTGATAAGAGTTTCAGCGAAATCTTCCTTTCCATCCAGAATGAGAGAGTTTAAGTAGTTGCCCCAATGTGTATTAACAGCAAAATCAGAGGCTCGCGGATGGTTAACAAGTTTGTCAATAATGCCGGTCAAGTAGAGCTTGTTAATAGCCTTACCACGATACAAAGCACGACTGTCACCAGCAGAATTAACTTCGTATTTTTTGAACATTCGTGGCTGCTGATCAGGCTGAGGCTGATCGTCTTTTACCGTTGTGTTTAGGGATTGGCGCGCCTGCCTAATATCTTCTTCAATTTGACGCGCCATCCAGATGATATAAGGATGAGCGGGAGCAAGGAAATAGCTTGGAGTTTCGTCAATCAAATCATCACTATCTGCGTACCCATTGTTAATTTGATTTTCCACAAGTTTGTCTAAGCGGATACGCCGCTGTCCCCTGCCAATAAGCTGAATCAAATAAAGCAAGGTCAAGATTTTATTAAAATACACAGTAACTTTAATTGCAGGTATATCCACCCCTTCCGAAATCATTCCAACGGAAATAATTACATCTGGGCGATCATGACTTGCTTGCCTACATGCACGTTGGATTTCTTCAATACGTTTGGCGCTGCTTGCGTCTTCACTAACAATGGTTTCAGCTTTCACCCATGGGAAAGTAGTAGTGATGTAACTTTCTACACTCCTAGCATCATTAACGCAAGAACAAGCAACGTGCATGATTGATACGTCAGAAATGCCACAGGCATTTTTAATTTGTTCTCGAGACTTTTCTAGAGCTTTCAGCCCTTTTTCCAAGAGATTGCGATGCATTTTTTTGCCTTCTAGTCGCGCATTCCGAGGCATCGCTTTGTCCGTAATAGTTACATACTTTCCAAGCGGCTCTTTGCAGCGCTCATCAGCCAATTGCCACCAGTCATCTGTATCAAGAAGCAAGCTGTAAATCTCACCGGTATCCTTATCAATTGCTTCTGCTGGTTCAAACTCAAAATGAACAGGCACGGTAGCGCGAGTTTCTTTTTCTTCTAAATCGGCTTTATAGCGATAAAAATGATCGGGCTCAATTGTGCCATCGTCGCTGTAATAGGGATGGTTATAAATGTTGCGTTCTTTTTCAAGAAGAGCAATAGTTCCTTGCGTGCGCCAAGGGGTTCCGCTGAGCATTAAAACGTGCTTAGCGCCCTTACTTAAAGTTTCAACCGCTTGCCCCCATTGAGCTTCGCGCTCTGCATGGTGGTATTCATCAACAATTAGTAAATAGCCTTTAGTCATACGACTTGCCAAGGCATTGCAGATTGCTTTATAGCCTGCGTAAGTTGTTACCCATACTTGAGTATCAGCTTGATAATTAGGCCCTGCAGTTGCGTTGAGCGAGCCTTTAAAGGCATTAAGCCAGCCAGTAAGTACTCCGATGGATGGTACAACAACAATAATCAAATCAATAGTGCCACTTTCATACATCTGAATAGCAGTATCTTTGGCGAAGAAAGTTTTACCTCCGCCCGTTACAGTTTCTTGCACCCAAACACGCTTACCATTCGCGAATTGCACGAGACATTTTTGCTGCGCTTGTTTTTGCCATTTACGCAACGAACGATTGTTACCTTGCTCAGTCTTAAACCCGGTTGCCATGGAAAGTTGCTCCTTTATGTAAATTGCAACTTTCGCAACATGCCACCCCATTCTCCATTACGGTTAAACCGCCTTTGGAAAAAGGAACAATGTGATCAACGTGGATCTTGTCGCCAACGTTTAATTGCTTGCCACAGTATCCACACAGCCATCCTTGCCTAGCAAGAAGAAGGCTGCGCTCAAGCTTGGTAAAACAACGACGCATTTTGACAACAGAGGTGGCCCACAGTCGGAACCAGCAGGGGTGTCCTGCTAGTCACATGCCACGAAAGCGTCGCTTGATTAGCGACGGGAAAATCTTAGCAACAAAAAAGCGCCCCAAGGGGGCGCTCTGCAGATATTCCGCGATCAGTCTACACCCTGGCGAAACACACCCTCACCTCTCCATTGTCAGGATGGGCGATGCGAGCAAAAGCGCCGTAGGAGAGATCGAGAATCCTACCGCCGTAGTAAGGGCCACGATCTGTGATCCTGATGGTGACGCTACGACCGTTGCGCTGGTTCGTCACACGCAGTCTGGTGCCAAAAGGAAGCCATGGATGGGCAGCAGTGAGGCCATGAGCATCGAAACGACTGCCATCAGCAGCTCGCTGGCCGTGATAGCCATCTGACACGCCATAGTGCGAGGCATAGCCGCAGGAAGACGCCGCCTCCACCGCGACTGGCGCCATTGCACCAAAGACGATGGAAGCAGCAGTGAAAATTCGTAAAAGCATCAAGAAGAAAAAGTAGTGAGTGAGGCTTGCCAGGAGGTCGCCCTCTAGCAATGCCCACATTACCACGATTTGCCAGTGGCTTGGCTTGTGGTAGTATTTCGTTGTTGAGTTGGTCCTGAGGCTTAATCGCCTCCTGCGTTGCAGCCGCGAGGGTGGACGGGTCTGAGCAGACTGGACTTTTCGCGAGGATTGTCCCTGGTTTTGCATGGTTCCAGTGAGGGGTCTGTTCCCTTAGTCGAGCATCTCCTGAGGAGCTTGGCCTATCGGAAGCTCAATAAGAGGGAAGGGCCGAAAGGCCCTTTTCTTTTGTCATAGAATGCTGACGGTATGAATGGCAGGCGGATTATTCCGTCTGTGAGCAATCAGCTCTCGGACGCCAGGAGGATCCCGTCAGCACAAAGGGGCCGAAAGGCCCCTCTTTTCTTAAATGCCAGTTGCTTTCTTGTAGAGCCTAAGAAGCATTGCCTCGCGCTCTTCTAAAAGTTTCTTGAGACGTTTTTCCTCTGCTAGCATTTTCTTTCCCAATGATTTCTTCATGGGCGTTACCTGCTACGGGACAAGCAGTGAGAGCCAGCGCCTCGCGAAGCCTGGCTCAGTCCTTTAATCATTAAGCAAGACATTGAGATCGTCATAGTTTTTGTTGTAAGACTCTGGGCTGTACCAATAGTCACGATGCCCCACTTGGAAGCCAAATAAGCTGACATAGAAAGAAAGTTTGCCGAGGTGAAAAGCAAGTCGAATGGCGTGTGTTTTGTGAGGCCAGCAAACTACAAGACTTACTTCTGGAAACGAAGGATACTCGCAGAAATCAATATCAATGGAGGCAAGAATGAAGCTTCCAATTTTTAAGAAATCGGAATAGGATTCAACGCCAAAATCATTGTGCTTAGCGAAGCGGAATAGCTTCATTGGCCCTCCAGTTCGTCGGCAATTACTTGCAATTCTTGCATAATCAAATGAGCCATTTGCCAATCAGCATACTGATACTTAGGCAGTACAACTTCTAAGGCAGCAGCGCGAAGGGTGGCAGCTACCGCTAGCCTGTTGTCGCAGGGGGAGCGGAGAAAAGCGTACAGAATTGTCTGCGCCGCAGGAGAGAGTTGAGTCATTTGCGATCTAGCCATACAAGAAAAGAAAGGAGAACAACGCTCGGCAAGACTTGCGTGGCAAGGGCAATGCCGATTCTGCTGAAGTCGTCGGGGGAGAGTTCAGTCATTGGCCCTCCAGCTCGGCTGCGATCCGGTAAAGAGCAGCGCGAACATCTGTGTTCCTAAGAGTTTTTCCGGCAACCATGCCTCGGACAAACTCATCATGCTTTGTAGGTGGGTCATAATCTTCTGGCACCACCTGATCAGCAGCAGCGCGAAGGGCGGCGGCAATGTCGTACTCGTAAGGTGAATCTTCCGGCGTGTTAATCGCGGCATCCAGTACCGCCTGCGCGGCGGGACTCAATGGCTCCGCCCCTGGTGCGTGGTGGCCTTGGGGGCATAGGGCATTGAAATCTTCGTCGCTCATATGGCTGAGGTCGTTGGGGGATAGTTCAGTCATCGAGTTGCCCATGCAGCAATGAAAATAATGGCGGTAAAGAATAGCAAAGAGGCTTGGTAATCAGTCATCGAGTTGTTCTAGTGCGCGGCGGATGGTGTCTGCGTTACACGCCCCCATGTTTTCCAGTGAATCCAATTCACTGAGCGCCTGCTCTTTCAAACTCGGCGGCTTGGGGCGGCGGGCATCACGTAGTGCCTCAGGGATTTCCCATCTGCCTACGTTCTGCCGAAGCCATTCACAGCACGCCTCCAGCTCCTGATCGCTGCCCCAGTGGGCGGCTCGTATAACGGCGGCTCGTATGGCCATGGAATCACGAGTTGAACTTTCACCAGAAAGCCACTCTGTAATCAGTTCATGCGTTGGCGTAATCGGATGTTCAGTCATTAGTCTCCTCCACTAATCGGGCAGGGATTCCAGTGCGCGGCGGATGGTGTCAGTTTTGATCATCCCTTGGTTCCGCAGAATCCCATTGACGCACTCAAGCTGCTCTAGTGCTTGCTCCTTCAGGCTCAGCGGCTTGGGGCGGCGGGCGGCGCGGAGATAAGAGCCTGGATGTATTTGTTCATCACCATTCCATGTGACAGGAGCATCTCCTAACCACTCCACGCAAGCCTCTAGCTCGGCATCAGCTCCCCAGCGGGCGGCTTGGGTGGCAATGTAGTTTTCCAAGCCGATGAAGGTGCCATCGCGCCATTCGTTGTGCCACTGCTGCACCAACTCAGGCGGGGGAGTAATCGGGTGTTCTTGAGTCATTGTTGAACCTCGTAGTGTGTAGATCTAATGGGCTTCAAGCTCGTTAACAATAATCAGGATCTCATCAAGAGCGTCCTCGTACCCATCGACATAGCTTTGATGTACATAGTCAATGTCTTTAATGGTTTTGCTTGGAGCTAGTTCATCACGGGCAGCGCGAAGGGCGGCAACGGTCGATGCACGTTCTAGTGCCC